CGTCAACCTTGGCTTTTAAAGTATCCTCATTTCGTACTGGGTCTTCTTCAGCCAATACAGCTAATACCCACGCTTTACATTGGTCTTCTGTTACATCCGCGAAAGCTGTAAAGCTACTTGGATCAGGGCTCCCTACCAGTGTAGTATCAGAGATAGATCCTTGGTATGGATTGCCATCAGGTGCATTCTCACTATCTACGCCTACATAAGTCCAAGAAACCTTAAAAACGACATCATCCAGACCGCCCTCTTCAGTCTTTCTTTCTAGATTGATTGTCTGCCATGTATATGTAATTGCCATTTTATTCCTCCTAGTTATTCCAATTATTTAAAAGGCGGACCTACAAACCATACCACCAATGAATGTCTAATTCCTTTTGTTACAGGGGTAACCCTGTGCTCCATGTCAGAAGGAAATACAATAATTGATCCTATTTTATTAAATTCTGGCACAGTAATTTCACATTTTTCTTTGTTATAAGTAACAAACTCAAACTCTCCACCCTCATAATTATCATTTAGCAAGACAGTCATTGACAACTTTCTAACGCAGCCGTGCAAAAATTTTTTGTCTGGCGTGTCATATGCAGATAAATGATCGCCCTTGCCATCTCTATGGAAACAATAAAACCCACCCTTTTTATAGCGGGTTATTTGCATACCTTCTGCGCCAGTAATGTTATATTTCCAGCCTGCCCGTTCATTTGCGTCGTGCATCCACGGCCAAATCGTGTCGTAGATCCATTGTTCTGATGTCCATGCTACATCGCTTATTCGTGATTTTGTATGGACATTCAAAATGGGTTTTACTCCAGTTGTTCGTTCTGCTTCTGTAATACCTTCTTTAGTATCGACCTGAGATTTTTCCCAGTTACCCTTTGCTGAATTTCTTATTTTATCACAGGTTTTTTTGTCCAATCCTGTTGTAAAATAAAACCATTCATTCGTACTATACATCTGTCTCCTTTAATCTCCGGGTGGTGGCGGTCGAGTGGCTCCCGGTATCGCCGCCCACTTTACGTTCGCTTCATCCCAATCATAGACTTTATTGTCATCGGGGTACGGTATGGGTGGTTGCCACCTAAAATTCTCATCCAACGACCAAGAGTCATACATTCGGGGCGCATGAAAGGCATCATTCTCAGGGTCATAAACATGCCCAATGCCCGCGTAGTTGTACCGGATGTTGTTGTTATAGCTGGTCTGTTTCCACCGCCCACCGGCAAAGTTGTGGCACCAGTTTTCACCATCCGCTTCATGCTCGTCATCAACCCTAATTACTCGTAGGACTATGTTATTTTCATCCAATTCTGCGAAGTGTGCCATATCTAATGTACCGTCCCGACTGGGGCATCATCCCAAAAGCTGGGAAGCCACATTGTTTCAGGAATCATAGTGATATCAAATTCAAGGTTGTCATCGACTTCTGGCTTTAAAACATGTAGTGCGCTGCCCCATAGCCGTTCCCAATCCTCATCCTTTTCGCCAACTTGATCCAACTCTGTCATCCTGTGAGTGAACCGCTTCGCACCAATAAAGTCTGATATTCCATCAAGTGTATTCTGTGTATTCGTCACAAGGTCGGCGTGTCGGACGAAGTGGATATTGTTGGGAAACCGTAAGTACCCAAGGTGAAGCGTTGAATATGTTAAGCGTAGATGCTCCATTGGAATGCTGTCGTGTAGGAACTTGTGAAGATCATCAGGCTTGCAAAGTCGAACAAAACTTGCTGCACATTCAGCATAAGGTCGCACAGTTGCAATTACCTTTACCTCGTCCTGCACGGTCATAGCCGCAGCCATCGCATAAGGGTCTGACCAATCCCGGCTTTTATCAAAGAAATATTTTGCGCTTTGATCTGGATGGTAAGCGTCCATCATCGCTTTGAATACAGCAGAGCCGTTGCTGTGTTTGACCAAATTGGGCGTGTTCTCCCATTCAAAATTTGCCTTCATAACCAGTGTTCCAAGCGAACTCGTTGTACTGACAACGGTGTCAGGCCGCTGGCCCAACAATGAACAGAGCAGCGTGGAACATGAACGCGGTATGCCTGATAAAAATATCATAGGTCGCCTTTATGCTTGGTATAGATATCGGATAATAACCACACCAGATCCTCCACTACCCCCTGACCAAGTTGCAGGTGCGCCACTGGCAGGGTAGCCATTGGAACCGCCCGCGCCACCACCTTTATTCGCGGTGCCGTTACTACCAGCCACGCCGCTATAGTAACCGGACCCATTTCCGCCGCCGCCTGAACCGCCCGGACCACCAGCACCAGTGTAACCACCGCCACCACCCCCGCCACCACGGGTCACCGAACTACCAGTTATACTACTCGCTGAACCAGAACCGCCCGGTGCTCCAGCAGTTTGAGTTGTTCTTCCACCACCTGCACCACCTGCACCACCACCACCTGCACCACCAGAATACGATGTTGTGGTCGATCCACCCGCATAACCTTGACCAGCAGGGGTTGGAGATACGGCAGGATTGGCAGTAAGATGCCCACCAGAACCACCGCTTGATCCACCCGTTAATCCAGTTGTTGTTGATCCAGTGCCGTTAGAGCCACCTCCGCCACCCCCCGCGCTCGTTATGCTTGAGAATACGGAGTTAGAGCCAGTAGTTCCCTTGACTAATTTGCCAACACCGGCAGCACCGCCGCCGCCCACGGTAATTGAATAGCTTGTCGCACTTACGGAAAAACTTGTCGCCGTCCTATAACCGCCCGCGCCGCCGCCACCAGCTAGATAGCCACCGCCGCCTCCGCCACCACCAGCGATAACCAAATATTGAACAACGCCATCAGTGCCTAAAGAGGTGATCTGGAAAGTTCCGCTGGAGTTGAAGGTGTGAACCTTATAGTTACCGTCCGTTGTTATCGAACCACCCGTAGCTGTAGTGTATGTGGTTCCAGTGAACTCCAGAGTATTTATTTTTTCTATCTGATCGTCCGTTAAGGTATTAACCTTTTCAATATCGGTTACCTCAACGGTGTTCAGTTTTTCAATTTGATTTGCCATTAGGCACGCTCAATCACATCCATCGACGGATTGATATAAACAACGTCAGGTTCGAGCGCGACACCAACAACATTAACAAACGCGCCATCTGTAGACGGTGGTGTATGAGTCATCGCTCCGGCTGTCTCCGACAAATAAAGAGTAGAGCCGGTAGTCCATGACCAACTATCGTCACGAATAAATCCTTGTAATAAGATTGTTCCAGTCGCGGTATCGCTGATCGCAGCAGGCGCAATCCCTATTACTCTAGCAGTAGCGTATGCGCTCGCATCCGCCTCAACCACTTCTCCTGTTGTTGTATGAACACATACCAAATCAAATGCTGAGATTGTTCCACCAGCCAGCATTTGTGCGGTTAAACCTGTACAAGTATGGTCAGCCCCAGAAAGTAATGGCGTAGAAATATCAACAGAACTTGCGTCTGAAAGTCTTACACCGTCTGTAGTTGTTTCAATCTTCTTAGAAGCGTCGTAGTATAGCTCGACCGCGCCGTTTTCAACGGCACCCAACATAGTTTCGCCAGTTGCCCGTCCTTGCAAATAGAGATTAGTTCCTTGGATATAGAGATTTCCGCTACCACCCTCTTGAATGTATGAGTGTTCTGGCGCGTGATAAAGGATAAGGTCGCCACCTGTACCTAGCTGCAATTGTACGTTGTCTGAAAGACGCAATACGTCCTGACTTTCATCCCACTCCATATACCTCCCACTGGTAGCTCCGAAGAATTTAACATCATGCCCAGTATCGTCTACGCCAACAGTTAAAGTTCCTCTCTGAACAACACCGTCTGCTGATGTGTCCCACAACCAATATCTACTAGCAGTATCACCGAAGAATTTAACGTCATAGCCTGTGTCATCAACACCAACAGTAACTGTGCCGTCAACGACAACCGCGTCTAAATATGATACGCCATCTACGTCGATCTGCCCCGATACGTCCAGTGACCCAGCATCTATTTCGCCTGTTACAAAAAGGGTATCGGCACTTTCATCCCACAGCATATACTGACCAGATGTAGCACCGAAGAATTTAACGTCATGGCCTGTGTCATCTACACCAACAGTCAAAGTTCCTCTTTGAACAACACCATCTGCTGATGTGTCCCACAACCAATACCTACTGGCAGTATCCCCAAAGAATTTAACGTCGTAACCTGTATCATCTACGCCAGCAGTGATCGTAGAGTTAAACTGCGAGGCTCCAGTAACCGTAAGCGCACCGTCAATTGCGGCTGCACCAGTGGCTTCTAATGTACCAATTTGAAGATCAGCAAGAGCATCGACAACTGCCGCGCCTGAACCCGCGCCATCGCAATAGACAATTACGTTTTTACCGTTTTGAACGGTGACATTTGCGCCAGAGCCTTGAGATAAGATAATGGAATACGGTCCACTCGAACCAGAATCGGTAGTAGCGTTTTCAATAATAAAGTAAGCTGGAGCCGTATTCGGAGCTATTGTAACCGTGCAATTTGAATCCAGGGCCCCTGTAAATTTAATTACACGGTACATACCATCTTGAAGGTTTTCAGTCCCTGAACCCGGTGAGGCTTCTCGGACAGTTAAAGTAGCCGTATCCGCATTTGTTGTTATAGCGACCGCTTTATAGGAAGCAATACGGTCAATGATATCGAGGTTGTGGTTCGTTGTGGTGCCCCATGTCCCAGACTGTTCACCAGAACCAATTTTCTCAATACCAAAACCAGTTGTATATGTTGAAGCCATAATCTCTTCCTATGCCGCTATTTCAGTCCATTCAGGTGTCTGCCCCGGAACTATTATACCCCAGACAAATGCGTTGCCAACCGCTGTAGAGGCTTGCACCCCCGTGACGGAGGTCGATATGTCTACTCTTACACTTCCAACCGCTGTAGCAGCGGAAACCCCCGTAACATTGGTCGATATGTCTACTCTTACACTTCCAACCGCTGTAGCGGCAGAAACCCCCGTAGGGGTAACGTTCGCCGCTCCGGCTACTGTTACACTACCAACCGCCGTAGCAGCGGAAACCCCCGTG